CGCCCCTCACTGAGATTGGCGCCCGCCGACTCCTCAAGCAATTAGCTGAGTTCAACGAGCGCGATGCGGTCGAGAAGATGGAACGCGCCATCGTTAACAACTATTCCGGCGTTGTCTTCCCCGACGAGCTGCAGAAGCTGCGCCAACAGCGCCAGCCGATCCCTTTGCCTGTGCAAGGCCAACCCAAACAAACCGCCCTCGAGCGCTCCCTCGCCGAGATGCGCGAGCAGTTCGCCAAAGAAAACGCAGCCTAACCCATGAGCACGTTATTCGCCCTCGAAGACGGCATCCACGCCCCCATCACCGGAGGCGCCGTCCTATCCGCCTGCCGCAAAGGAGAGATCTCCGAATCCCTCTTCATTGTCGGCGCCCAAGTCCACGACTGGGAGATCTTCACGCCCTTCGGCCACGCCCAGACCACCGACGTGATGTTGACCCGCGCCGGCGTCCGCCCGATTGCCGTCCAGGTCAAGACCGCCACCCTCGACCGCGGCGCCTATCACGTCTCCGTCAAGCGTGCCACCGGCGGACTGAAAGCCCGCCCCTACGAGATCCACGACTTCGACGTGCTCGCCGCCTACCTACCCGACCTCAATCAATTTGTCTTCTGGACCTTTGACGACATCAGCAACCGCGTCAGCGTCCGCTATGACCCAAACAAGCACCGGAAACCCGGTAACTGGGACTTGCTCAACGATGTCGCTGAATTGCTAACCAATTCGGGGTCTAGGACAGCAAATGTCCCACCCCATCCTTAATACTCCTTAAATATTTATGAAACCCGCCAAAAGCACCAAAAAGGCGAGCGCCCGCAAGGCGCCGAAAACCAACCTCAACATCAACGTCGAATACGTTGAGCAGATCGCCGACGAAAGCATCGCCACGATAATGGCCCTGCGCGCCCTCGTCCGCCAACTCGCCACCGAACTTGAGGAGGCCCGCAAATGACCCTCCACAACGGCAAGACCTTGGCCCTCGAATATGAACCCACCGGCCCGCTGTTTGGCCGGCTCATGCTTGAGGCCACGTCGATCAACGCAGCGTGCGACCGCTTCCTCGCCAAGCGCGGTCTGATCACCCAGCCATCGTTCCGCAACTCCGGCTTCATCTTCGGCCGCGGCAAACGGAGGGCGAGCAAATGAGCACGATCATCCCTGACTTGGTTGTCGGCTCGGTCGGCTTCGGCTCCAACTTCGCGGACAACACCGCCTCGCTTGAGGCGCAGGTCCGCGAGCTGATCCGCTCCAACAATCGCCTCATCCGCGTCATCAACCGCTGCGTTAAGCCGTCCAACGAAGTTGCCAACGAGGCGCATGACGCCATCGAGGAGGCGACCGCGATCCGATGAGCGCCGGCAAAGGCGACAGCCCGCGTCCGGTCAACGGCGACCGCTACCGGGCCAACTACGAGCGCATCTTCACGCCGGCTTACCCCGCCTGGATCTGCCGCCCCTGCGGCGAAGCCCATGGCCGCGGCATGCCCAAGGGCCACGTCTCGACCTGGCACGAAGACCCCTGCGGCGTGTGCGGCAAGGTCACCTCGGTCAGCGAACCCCGCGATTTCGGTCACCTAAAAAAATGGCCGATCCTCCCAAAAAACCCTTGATTCCCATGCCAACACATGCCAACATTTGCCTACAGATCACGCCACGACAATTAGAAGTCCCACGTCATGGCCACTGAGCATCAACCACCACCGCCGCCCGAACACCACATCACCCCATGGCTCGAAGAATCATTTCGCCTCGTAGACGCAGCCTGCGACCGCTGGGAACGCCGCCGCGCACAGCTCGCCCGGAGGAAGGAAGAAAATGAACGCGCTCATTCTGACCTACCTCGCGCTGATCGTCCTGACGTTCATTGTCATAGTCGTTCTGGAGAACAATGACGACGGAGGCGCCGCCTAACATGAAACGCACCGTCCCCCAAAGCCCCGCCACCGAGCGCACCGTCCTCGGCTCGCTCATGGCCGATCCCAAACTTTGCGACGAAGTCTCCGGCATCCACGCCGATCTTTTCTACACGCCTGCGCATCGCCTCATCTACGAGACCATCGCCGAGGTCCGCGCCGAAGGCGGCACCGCAAACGTCATCGCCGTCACCCAGCGCATCGACGCGCAGCACAAACTCAACTTCGTTGGCGGTGCCGGTGCCCTCACTGAGATGCTCGGCGACTACGCCGGAGGCAGCGCTGCGGTCGAATATCACGCGCAAACCCTCCGCGACCTCCACGCCCGCCGCCGCATCATCGACGCCAGCGTCGCCATGCAAGCCGCCGCGCAAGACATGGCCACCGATGCCGACAGCGTCCTCCAGCAAGCCGGCGAGTCCGTCCTCAGCCTCAGCCTCACCACCGCCACCGACAGCATGCGCGCTCCCAGCGCCATCGTCCCCGGTCTCCTCGAAGAGCTAGAGAGCCTCATGGCCGGCGGTCGCAAGCTCGGCCTGCAGACCGGCATCCGCGATCTGGATCAAGTCACCGGCGGACTCCGCGGAGGCCAGCTCACCATTGTCGCCGGTCGCCCTGCCATGGGTAAGAGCGCGCTGATGCTGAACATGGCCGACAACATGTCCCGCCGCGGCATCCCAGTTGTCTACTTCAGCCTTGAGATGCCAGCCAACGAACTCGCCGCGCGCGTTGTCCTTGGCCGCGCCGAGACCAACACCGAGATCATTCGGAACGGATTTTTGACCGCATCGATCAAGCACAGGATCTTCGACGCCGCCACGCAATTCAGCACTGAGCCGCTCTACGTTGACGACCGCGGTGGACTCACACTTTTGGATATCCGCGGGCGCGCTCGCTTGGCCGTCCGCCGCTGGGGCGTCAAAGCGATCTTCGTTGACTACCTCCAGCTCGTCTCACACTCCGGCGCCCAGTCCCGCGAGAACGAAGTCGGATTTGTCTCCCGCGGCCTCAAGGCCATGAGCATGGAGTTGGGCGTGCCAGTGGTCGCCGCTGCCCAGGTCAACCGCCAAGCCGAGAGCCGCAGCGACAACCGCCCCAAACTTAGCGACCTCCGAGAGTCCGGCAGCATTGAGCAGGACGCCGACATTGTTTGCCTTGTGCATCGTCCCGCGTACTACGCCGTGCAGGACCAAGAGCCAGATCCACAAGACGCCGAGCTAATCGTGGCCAAGCATCGCGCTGGCCGCACCGGCACGCTCAACCTCACATGGCGTCCATCGCTTACCCGTTTTGAGAGCACCGCACCTGCGGGACGCACCAGCGACAGCGACGGCTCGGTCTATGCCCCAGACAAAGCACTTTGGGAGGCCATCAACGAATGATTAACTCCCGCCAGAAAGGCGCCAGCTTTGAGCGCGAAGTCGCCAAGGCATTGACCGCCGAAGGCTTCCCCGCCAAGCGCGGAGCGCAAGTCTCGCAAGGTGCCTGGGGCGTGTCCGCACCGGACGTGATTGTGCCCTGCTTGCCGGACTGGCACTTTGAATGCAAACGCCACGGCCGCGCGCGGCTGGATCTTGATGCGGCCATCTGCCAAGCCCGGCGCGATGCCAACAAAGACCTTGGCCCCGGCAAATACAAATACTCCGCGGTCGTCCACCGCCGCGACCACAGCGACACGCTGGTCACCCTCACGCTGCGCGACTTCTGCCACCTCATGCGCGAGTCCAGTTTTCCTATCCAACCAAAAAACCAAAATGAATAAAACCATAACCACACCGGCTGGCATTGCCAGATACCCCCACCTCAACCGCCCGGACACGAAGTTCGACGAAGTCGGAAAATACAAAGTCGATCTTGAAATGACGGACGAAGAGGCTGCTCCGTTTATCGCCCAGATCGATGAGATTTTCTCTCCGTATCTGGCTGCGAAAAAAACCGAACTGCGCAAACCCAACGTCAAAATTGCCGACATGCCCTGGGTTTCCAATGACGGCATGACGCAGCTCAGGCTGCGCGTCAATCCGACCGGAACCAACAAGAAAACCGGCGAGACATGGAGCCGTCAACCAACGCTGTTCAACCTCAAAGGCGAAATCATCACCGACAACATCGGCAATGGCAGCCGCATCAAAGTCGCCGTCATTCCGTATTGCTGGTATGTCGCCACAAAAGGCGTTGGCATCACCCTGCAACCCAAGGCAGTCCAAGTGCTGGATCTGGTTACTTGGGGATCTGGCACAAGCGCCGTGTCCTACGGCTTCGACGTTTCGGAAGCCAAGCCCGCCGCACGCAAGACCGGCACCGACGACGAAGAGATCACCTGGTAACCCTCATGCCAGCCAAAAACACCACAGTCAAAAGGGGGGCGGCAAAACGCCGCCTCCCTTCCAAGGCCACCAAGCCCGCCGAGCCGGATCGCTTCACCGAGGACGGACGCAAAATCGTACGCCTCGAGAAGACCCGCGCCCACCAGAAGTATCCGCTGAAAGACGGCACCGATGTTCCGG